TGTATCTTGATCTTTGATATAAAGGAAACAGTTTGCCTGTGCGGTTGGTTTAATCCACGCTGCTACCGTATATGTTTTTCCTGCTTCGATCGGGATTTCTTTCCTAATTTTTCTCCATCCTTGCGAACTGTAATATACCGGATACCCATTATATCTCTCTTCGGACAGTTTCAAATTGGCAGCGTCAGAGTTAAGCCACGTTCCACTCCAATCTGCAGCACCGGGGTAGAGGTTTTGCTGAGCATCAATCCCCATGAGGTTTGCGCTGATAATGCTGGAGTGTTCATCAGTTGCGCTCTTTAAATCAGAGACATCATCTATCAACTGTTGATAATCAGACGGGATTGATGCAACTATATCGTCTATTTGATCTTGTAAACTATCTAACACATCTTTAATAGTTACGTTTTCTCCACCGCTGATATTATCAGCAGTCAATACTACTTCACCTGTTTGTCCGTTTACAGAATCTACGCCACCGATTAACTCAGGGTGTGCAATTAAATAATCATGTATGATTGTTTCAATCTCTGTTGTGGAATTAATAGGATTATTTACTAAATATGTTTGGATATGTGCGACAATCTCAGCAATTGACGCAGGATCAAGCCAGAATTTCAACGGATGATATTCTGTATACTGAGCCATGTTTTCACCACCTTTAATAAAGTTCAATTTCATCCAGATCAATGACGTTCAGAAACAGTTGGTTCACTTCTGGAAAGATAACCGATTCATAAGCATCAAAAAGTTGCGCTTCTCTGTATCCACCTAGAATCTGAGACGCAGTTTGTACACCAATATTCCCGTATCTGTGGAGTTTAATATTTTCGTTTGATTCGTCTGTGTTTTTAGTGTTTGTTTTTGTGTTTCCTGTCTGGGTGACTACGCTGTTTCCTCTTTGGTTAATCGTTTCTTTATTTTGTGAGTTATCTTTAGAAGCCTGACTTAAATAATTGTCAATGTCAGCGGTGAATCCGTCTGGCGTATCCATCAAGTGAGATTTATCTTCCGTCTCAGAGGTTGTTTCTGTTGTAAGATTCGGAAGGGTTGTCGTTTTTGTATTCGGTGTTGATTCACTGTCAGACGTAAAATTACTTTTGTTTTCTCTGGTATGATCTTCGTATACGTTATAGTTTCTAGTCATTTCATCATCATCAAGCGCCTTTTCAGAAGCCACCATTTTATGCCAAACATAAGCACGCTCTTTTACAAGGCGATGGAAAGCCCGTAAAAATTTAGTTGGAGATGAAAATGCAATCTGCCTGTAATAAAAATGCTCGTTTATGTTTTCAATGATTTCAGAATCTAAGTTTTCCACATTCTGAGGGTAAAGAGTTGAAAAGCCCTGTACAATCTGCCATATCTCAGAATCTTCATTTATCAATTGATAAAATGGAATGTTTACCATGTTCACCACCGCCTTTTATATCGTTTCATTTACTATAGCATACGGATGTGCAAAATTCAACGTGTCAATATTTTGTCTTTCATCATCATACCACCATAGATAAAGCCCATCATTAAACAAACCACACATCATATTATTTACAAATTGCGGACGAGAATAGACATAATTTGTAAGCTTTGGTTCAATCATCCTGCAATAATCAAAAATTTTGCGAGTTTTCCGACATTGTAATAAACCTTTGCACATATGTCCGCTACTCTCGTTGATCCTATCAATATCAATTAAATCATCATTTGATGGAGCGACAACAGAAATATTAAATCCGTATTGCTTGAGCATCATCAAATCGCCATAAGCATTAGAGCCTGTTGAAGTGTTTGGAAGGTACTTTTTATCAGCATATCCAGCTTCAACAGTTTTTAGAGCCTGTTCCGCTACTTTTACATTTTGCTTATAGGTATAGGATGCTTCTAGCCCGAAACTGCTCATAAAACCCATCGACAACAGCGAGTTTAAACCGCTATATCCAGAGGTAGTGAGTGCGTTCTGCATTTCCTCAGTCAAACCTAAATTCGGAAGAAGTGATGATAAACTGTCTCCAGCCTTTTCAAACATGCTATCAAGCATAGATGCTACGCCACCGGATTTTGCTTGTGCTTCTTTTGCATTGTCAACCGTTAGTCTGCTGGCGCTTCTTCCTGCTTCAATGCTGTTTCTGTTCTGCGCTTGCCAAATCGCATAATTATCACTATTCATGGAGCAGTTAGGAGGCATGGTTTGCTTCATTGCGAAAAGTTGCTTCTGATTATTAACACCATATTTATAGTTCACTGGAGAGCAGATCAGGCAAGGATAGCCAGATGCAAAAGAGCAGACAATCTCAAATTGTGGAGTGCCTATAAAATCTTCATATCTGAATATTTGCTCTTCGCCTGTTTGATTAGACACAATAATATTTGTGTAATCATAACCTTTTAATATCGGATTTACTACGCTAATTTCTTGAGCGCTAAAAAGTGTATCCGCTGATGGTACATTAATCACAAGGGTTTTTGGATCATAATCATCACTGTCAATTGGTTTAATTGCTTGTAAATCGTCTGGATTTTGCTCACATTCAATGGGACAAATTTCTGCTGGTATACAATAAATACCCGTGATTGATCCCAACTGACCTGAATTATTCATATCAGAATTAAGAGATTTTAAAGCATACGAATTAATGTCAGTTGATCCACAATTGATAAAATAAGGTTTTGCACCCATATACACATTATCTATCAATCCTGCCATTGGTATAGGATCAGTGTATGGGTCATTGTTATAACTTAATACTTCGTAAGTTGGATCAGAAAACTTAGCAGTAATATCAATTGTGGAATAAACTACAAACGCGATGTTGTCATTATTCGTGTGCCATTGCCACAAATTACGTTTTGCCAATGCTGGATATTCTGATCCCATACCTCGCAAAGGCATTACTGACAGATCAGTTGTCGCTATTCCATAACCACTAGTGTTCCAAAATGGTGTATTATCAACGTTAAAATAATATGTCTGGACAAAATCAATATCTAGTTTTAACTCAGTACAATTGAGGTTTTTATATTTTCGATCAGTGACAAAACAATAATATACCTTTTCTTGCTCTGTGTTCGGTCTGTTTACAATCTTCACATAATCAACACGATACGAATTTTCAAAAGAAAAGCCAGTTTGATTACTGCAATTTACTTTAATAGATTCGCCTTGTTTCCAGTATTTACAATTCGTGATGTGCGCAATCTGATTACTTTTTAAAAATGTATCCCTCTGTTCAGCATTTTCAAATCCCCAAATATGTTTATATTGAGGATCAACCGCGCCAATTTGATAAAGATAATATTCAGTATCCCTAAATTCATTTACCAATCCCATTTACTCACCTTCTTTATCAGGCGTTGCAACTGCGTTGTCATTCAACCCAATATTATAATCAACGTTGGCAAAGTCAACAGAGAGTGCAATTCCATACGTTCCAAATTTCATATTGATTTCATCAACTGCCTTTTGCCTTGTTTGCAGTCTGTTTGTACGTTCATGCACCACATGTCCGTTAATCGCGCTAACTTCTGTAGTAATAAGGCGTTCGCGTTTAGGATCGCCTCTGTTCGGGATTCCGCAGAATGTAAGCACTTCTGCAAGCAAATTCAATTTATAATTCTGCAATTCATTAAACACCATTGGAGCGCCAGTTGTGAGAGAATTAACGCCATTGTTTACGCTGTTTCCGATTTCAGCAATTACAGGTTGACCAGTTTTCATTTTTCTGTAAGCTAATTTCAAACTATTAAGTTGCGCTTCATTCTCAGCGGTTAAAAGGGTTGGAGTTTTCTGTGCTTCGATATTTACATCAATTGTGTTATCCGTTCGGGCTAGTCTAACCGCATATTGTCTAAGCGCTCTAATATTCGGAATTTTCATACAGTTATCATAGATAATCACGTATTGATCTGGATTTAGATATATCTGATAACCATTCAAACCATACGCTCTAATGGTGGTGGGATTTCCATACGCATTTAAAGACCCTTGCGTTGTATATGGCAGGATCAGCGGACCAACTTCCTCGTCAATAAAAAACGCTACACTCCCTCTATACATTAACCATTGTTCCACCTGTGCCATATCCACTATCAATGGCATTCCTTCAAATTTAAAAACCGATGAGTAAAGTTGCTGAAGATCGTTATACCATCTAATAAAAGTATCTTCGATTCCTGTTAATTTATCGGTGACTTCCTGACCGATGAATCTATCAAATTCTCTGCCTTTAAACATTATTTCACCTTCTATCTAAAATAGGCGCTAACCGATATGCAGTTAGCGCCTATTAAATTAATTATCCTCAGACAGTCAAAGCGCCTGTAGCAGGATTCCAAGTTGCTGTATCAGTAATTGTAGGATCACTCAAAAGCGTTGCCTTAATGGTGAGAGTGCCTGTCTGCGCTGTTCCAAAGTGTACCATACCAGTCGCGCTAATGTAAGTATCTGCGTTAGCACCTTCAAGCGTCCATTTAATGTTTTTATTTGTTGCATTGGCTGGCGTAACAGTTGCAGTCATTTGCAGGTCACTTCCTTTGGGATAAGTGCCAGAAGTGTTAGTGATCGCAACAGCAGTACCAGCGGTTACAGTGCCAGAAGTAAAGGCGATACAGTTACTAAACGGACTGCGTGAATAAGTGCGCCACACATGCCAGAAGTAATTCCAATAAAGCCCCTGTGCGTTATACTGTTCTGTAAACTTATCAAGGTTGTTTACAACCATCAAAAATTCATCATCACACAGAACCGCATAGACATCGGGATTTTCAGCACCAAAGTTATCGACAAGGATTTTTCTTCCCAAAAACTCTGCGCGATTCATATTGAAGGCGCTCGCAAGGACATTTACATCCATGATAGCATCAATATCAGCGCGAAGGAAAAGAACCTGCCTGTCTTTAGGTGTGAAATTCTTAACGCCTACTGCGTTATAACTATCACTCATAAATTCCATGAGGTTAGACGCTGACTTAAAGTTAGTGACAATATTATGGATGTTAGAAGTGCTGGGTGCATCTGTCTTGATATAGTACATCTCATCTTTGCTCTCAGCAAAGATATTTTTCATAGATACAAACTCATCATAATTAGCGCCACTGTAGAGAGAATCAACGATTCCAGCAATAAGAGTCCTCATGCCCTGTTCAGTGACAAAGGCTTTAGCCAACTGCTCTTCAGCGATCGTAACCTTATAAAAAAGCTGGCTGTTCATTCGGTGGAAAACCGCGCCCACATCGGGAATTACTCGCTTGTAAACTTCATTCTCTGCAATCTGAGGGTCAAATTCATGGGCATTGGCGATATTCACGAAAATTTCTTCGACAATATCTCCATATTTTTCAGTGCCTTTCTTAAACACAGCAAGAGGGTTTTCATACAGGCGTGAAGTGATGATTACTCTAGCAATGCGATTTACAAGCACGTTCAAAAACTGATTAGCAAGAGACTTATTACTGAGAATATATTCACCAATATCCTGTAGATTAGTTGCGGTTGCGGTTGGGATGCGCTCACTCAAAGAGGGAGCAATAGCATTAATAACCGCTGAGGTTGTCGCGTCAAAAACTTTAGCCATTTTTCTTTCACCTTCCCTTAGTTGTTTCTAAACAATGATTCAATAGTAACGGTTTTGTTTTCGTCTTTATCTTCATCTGGATCATTTTTTCCAGACAAAAAACGTTCACGATACCTTTTATTAGCTTCATCAAGTTGGTTTTTATAATTAGTTCGGTCTGCGTCTGCTTGTGCAAAATCAGCAGTCAATCTGGTTTCTTCGTCATACAGTCTATTAATTTCTGTCATAACGTTATCATCATTCGGATTTTCTGCAAATAATTTTATAAATTCTTCTTTTGTCATTACCTTTCACTCCTTATGAAAATGCTCTTGTATTTCATTTACTAAGCTTTGCATAACTTTCGTGTTTTCCGTCATTTGTTCTCTAAACTCATCTAAAACCGTTTTCTGATAATAGAAAAGCCAAATCACAACAGCGACCGGAAACCCTACAGTGGAAATAAAATCAGATATAGCCTTAACATCCACAGACATCACCACCTAATAAAAGATAAATGGTGCGCGGAGATGATAAGCAAACATCAATAATCAGCCCACATAAATTAATATGTGCTTATAGGGCAGACTTCCGCGCAATTAAATAATAAAGATTTAATATTAAATTGTCAATATGTTTTTAGTGCTACTCTTACTGCGTATTTGATTTGTTCATCATCATAAACACATAACCGAGGATCAAAACCAATTTGCTTTAAATATGCGATTGTAGCGCCATGCTTAGGATCAATATCAATCAGTCGGTTATCTAATCTAACCAGAACAGGCAAAGACGGTGATTCGAATAATTGTTGACGAGTTGCACCAAACCCTATTTGATTTCTGGTTAGCTGACATTTATATAAATATATTTCTGTATCCTTATATAAAAGAGTTGCTATATACAGTGCGTTACTTTTCCGTAAAAACTTCTTCATCGTTGCTGGGTCATAAACATTAGAATCAATTTCAAAATCACCTTCAAACGCTATTTCATTACCATCAATCTTTAAAATATCAGGGATTTCTTTTTCTTCGGTGTAACTCATCTGCGCATACTCCACAGCATATTTCACGCCATAATGATTTCTAAGTGTTCTAATTTGACCAGGATATATATGCAACTTATCAATATTGATTCCCAATCCTTCAAAATATGGGTTAGCTTTATTAAGTGTATTTCCGATGAGCCAGACGTTTAAATCGTTTCTGTCTCTATTGATTGTAGATACCAAAGACATGAACAATTCAAATTCAACAGGCAAATAATCAGCAGAGTTTAATAATACAAATTCTTCCATTATTAATCGGTTAATATCTGGAAATTGTGCTGACTTATATTTATATTCCATGTTTAATACAAAAACTCTGCCAATATAATCTTTGGGCGTTGATTTGCTGAATGGATCAGCGCCAGCAGGGATCATAAACCATTTCTGCCCATCATACCAAACTTCTTTTTTATAAACATCTCTGGTATACTCCATAAGATAATCAGACTGAAACCAACTTGTCATTAGATCGTCTCTAGCGTCTGTAACAAAGCGTAATACACGCCCAAATTGCTTTATCTTATGATTCATGTGATCGTCAATCAGAGATTTACATATTGCTGTCGATTTACCGTTAGAGCGCCCACCAAATATTATATTATATCTGGCGTCAATTTCTTTGATTCTTTCATCACTATAATATTTCATTTTTCTCACCTATTAAATAAGCGCCTTTACAGGCGCTTTGTAGTTAATGGAGCAAGTGCAACGTCTTTCCGGTGTTGCCAAACTTGCGAGATGTAAATTCTTCACAACGGAAGGTGTGTCCCTCAAATAGAGCGTTGACTTCCTCTGCTGGCTTTTCCTTAATTTCATCAAGATAGGCATTCGCAATCACGTTAGGGAGATAATAAGACACGCCATCCGCACAAGTGACGATCACGCTCTTACGGACTTCTCCGGTTTTCTTATCGGTGTACTCAATCACCTTGTCAACCTTTGCGATTGTGTACATTTCACCTTTTTCCATCTGCTGGGTGTTCTGCATGTTGAGACGTTCTGCGAGGCTAAATTTCTTGGTTTCCATGTTCTTTTCCTTCTTTCTATTTTTTGTTTTAATAGATACCTTTGCGCTAACTAATCAGACTTTACGTTGACCAGACGCAGGATTCTAGCACAAAAATATTTGTCCTAGGTGGAAGGAGTCAATACCACCCGTCTGATATAGATATTATAAGGCTTTTTAGACTGTTTTGCAAACAAAAGTATTTGCAAGAAAATTGATTGAAATGAAGAAAAAGCGTTGACAAATGGTGACTATCATGCTAAAATAAGACATCATCAATAATAAACTATAAAAGGAGATAAAAACATGGTTATTCTATATGTTAATCATTACGGGTGGTTAATGGGTGGTTCAATTAATAAAGGTTTCAAATTCACAAAAAACAAAAGCTGGAGCAAAGCCATTAGATGAAAGACAGCCATACAATGAAACAGAACAGATTATAGACTACATTAGAAATAAAATGGGATGCAATGTTGATGAAGTAAAATATAAAGGAGCGCGATGATCGCTCTTCTTTTTATTGAGCGTATAAGCTTGTGAGTCACGTTTAGTAGGTGTGGTCAGTGTGGTCGGTTCGGTCAGGCTAACAGAGTTAGCGAGTTATAACATTCTAGGTGGTTTAACGCTACTTAACTTTTTGTTTACCTGTCTGCTGGAATGTTTGTTAGGGGAAACTAACTTTTTGGCACTTATATTATATTT